TGGTCGTACAATTCAAGTTTGGTACACAGCAACGCCTAACACTCTTGACGCCAACACAGATGATTTTGCTGACGTATCTGGCCTACCAGATTCTTGCAAAGATGTTGTCGTACTCGGCGCAGCATACAAGTTACTCTCTTACCTTGACGCAGGACGAATCAATCTCTCTAGTGCTGAAGCAGATCTAAACGATTCTAAGATCCCATCATCTGCTGGAGTTGCTGCATCTCGTTATATCTTTGCTCTATTCCAACAGCGACTCAACGAAGAAGCGTTGAAGTTGGCTGACAAGTATCCAATTCGTATCCACTACACCCGATAAGGAAAACCAATGACACGTAAATACTCAAGTATCAGCGTACAAACAACGCTGGCCTCTGGTATCTCAAACTCTGCTACATCTATGACTGTGGCTACTGGTACTGGTGCTGCCTTGCTCGGTGGTGTAACACTATCCTCTGGCAACATTGACACCTTCTCAGTTGCTATTGACCCAGATACGCAGAACGAAGAGATTGTTTTTGTCACTGCTAACTCTAGCGATACCTTTACTATCGTTCGTAATCAGTCAGGTACCAGTGCAATCTCACACTCAGGTGGTGCAACAATAAAGCACGTCTTTGTATCTGAAGCACTGAATGCTTTTGAATCAGGACTCAATGAGACTATCCCACTCAACAATCAAATTGGTACTACATACACATTAGCAGCCAGTGATGCTGGAGATCTAGTAACTCTTACTAACGCATCACCTATTACTTTAACTATCCCAACTAATGCAACTGTCGCATTTGCTGTTGGAACTCAGATTACTATTTCTCAAAATGGAGTAGGAAAAGTAACAGTTGTTGGAGCAACTGGAGTTACAGTCAACTCTGCTGATGGGTACTTAAGTCTTAGAAATCAGTACTCTGCTGGAACCCTTATTAAAACTAATACAAATAACTGGATCTTAATTGGAGATACTAGCGCCTAATGAGAATCCTTGGAACAGTTGCATCTTCTAAACGTAGAGCACCAGGTGCGCCAACGATTGGAACAGCAACAAACGTCGGAACTGGTCGTGCCTATAACAATGGTGCTGCGGTAGTAACCTTTACTGCACCTACCTTCACTGGTGGTTTCCCTATTACTTCCTACACGGCTACCTCTAGTCCTGGTGGATTCACAGCTACAGGTGCCTCTTCTCCGTTAACTGTTACTGGGCTGCAATCTAATACAGCCTATACATTTACTGTAACTGCAACTACCTCTATTGGAACAGGCGCAGCATCTGCTGCTTCTAATAGCATCACAGCAACTACTGTTCCACAAGCCCCTACTGTTGGTACAGCAACTTGTGCTACTGGACAGGCATACACAGGTGCTGCAAATATTTCAGTTCCATTTACTGCTGGAGCAACTGGCGGTGCTGCAATATCTTCATTTACTATAACTTCATCAGGTGGTGGAACAGCATCAGGCGGATCAAGTCCTATTGTTATTTCTTGCACCGTGGGAAGTTCATATACATTTACAGTTACAGCAACTAACGCTAACGGCACATCAGCAGCATCTAGTGCATCTAACTCTGTGTTATCTGTATCGGTTCCACAGGCCCCTACTATTGGTACAGCTACCGCTGGTGATGTATCAGCAACTGTTGCTTATACAGCAGGTGCAACTGGTGGTGCTGCAGTATCTGCATACACAGCAACATCTTCTCCAGGTTCATTTACTGGAACAGGTGCAAGCCCAATCACAGTTTCAGGTCTTACAAATGGAACTGCTTATACATTTACAGTAACTGCTACTAATGCTTCTGGAACATCAGTTGCATCTGCTGCATCTAACTCAATAACACCTGCTGTTCAGTTCCCTTATACTCTTGCTTCGATAGGTAGCACTGTAGCTGGTCGTTCAGATCAAATGTCAAGAACTTGTGTAGATTCTTCTGGAAATTATTATGCTCCATTTGTTTCTCAATTTGCAGTCCTTATGAAATTAAATTCTACATCTGCAATTCAATGGCAAACTTTGTTTAATGGCCCTAGTGGTTATAGTACTTATAGTAGCGTTGGTATTGATTCATCAAACAACCTTTATGCAGTAGGTGTAACTACATTTGATGGTGTAGCGGTTAAGTATGATTCTGGTGGTACCGTGCAATGGCAACGCCTTTGGACTGCTATTGGTGGATCAGCAAATTTTGCTGATTCTTCTGGAAGCTCATACTACGGATTTGCAGACGATGTGCCTAGTAATCGTGTAGCAATACTTGCAAAATACGACACTTCAGGTACCTTACAATGGCAAAGGTCTATAACTCATAACAATTTTAATATAGCCATTGTGCCAAAGGTAGTAAAAACAGATTCATCAGGAAATGTTTATATTGCTGGTGGAGATGACTTCACTAGCACTGGTGGCGGTTACCTAGCAAAGTTTAATTCTGCTGGTACTTTCCAATGGATAAAACAAATTGGTACTTCTAATACTTCTAAAATCGTTGATATGGTTACTGATTCTTCTAACAATATATTCCTTGCTACATCACAAGGAACTTCTGGAGCGGTAATAAAATTAGATTCATCTGGTTCCATTATATGGCAAAGAACAATTACTCCAACTTCAGGCAGTTGGGGTAGTAATTCTGGAGGTTTAGTATTAGATGCGTCAGGTAATATCTATCTTGGTGGCAATTATAATTTTGGGTTATCATCTGCAGTAATAAAGTATAATTCTTCAGGTGCTATTCAATGGCAACGTAATATATCTAGTGGAAGTATTACCTCTATGCAGATTGGTTCTTCTGGTAACCTTTTTATAGGTGGCGCTATAAACGTTTCCCCTTTTGATCTTGAAGGATGGATGCTTACATATCCAACAGACGGTTCAAAAACTGGAACAATTACTTTTGCTGGTGGTTCAACCACTATTTCAGTATCATCATTTACAGATGCTGCTGGTACTGCGGTTACTACTACTCCAAGTTGGACTATAGCAAATTCATCTTATGCAAATTCTGTCTCATCATATACATCTTCAACACCTGCTTGGACATCAACTGTAACTAGCTACTAAGGAGTAGACAATGGCATATGGCGACGACATCACAGAGGGAATACCCTACGTACTTTCCAACCCAATAGGTGCCACTAACTACTCATCTACTGGTGAAGCCTACGACATAGCTATTGCTGGTCTACCGTTCTTCTTGCTTAACTCTGATGAGGCGCCTTATCGTCGTGTCACAGCTCAGTATCGTAAGCAACAGATTGACCAGTCTCGTGAACCAGGTGAGCAGACGCTTACCGGTTGGTGGCTACGCAGCCAGAGTTCTTTCCACTACGGACAAGGCATCAAGTTCTTTGAACCTATCCAAGATGAGTCGCTTCGCTTCCAGTACACAAAGTCCAAAGGCATTGATGTCTGGACCAAGGGACAGGCTACGCTACTTAAGTCTTGCGATAGCCAGCATATAACTACTGGTGGTATCAGAACTGATGGTCGTCCGTGGCAAATGATGCGCTCTATCCAATGGACTAAGAGTTCAAATAAATACGATGGTGTTCTTCTTGCCGATGAATACGATGTAGATAAAGTCTTTCCAGCAATCACAGTATCAATCAGTAACAAGGCGTTGACTTCTAACGTAGCAACGCTGACAACTACAGCAGTACACGGACTATCTATTGGTATGCAGATAACCATTACTGGTGTAGATGCTACCTTTAACGGTGAGTACCGCATTACTACCATACCTACGACTACCACTTTTACTTATGCAAAGACAGCCAGCAACGTTGCATCTACTGTTGTAAATCCAGTAGGTACAGGAGTTGCAGATGTTATTCATTTCATTGACTACATCTCAGGGACTGACTATGCAGTACACGCAATCTGTGATGATGGTGTCTATGCTTATTGGGTTACCAACGTACTCAACGCTGGAACTCCAAGACTAAGAGTATATAAGAAGTTATTATCTGATGACAGTTCTGTATCGCCCACTCTAATGATTAGCGCTAACAGCATTACTGTAACTAACGCTGTTATGGAGTACACAAAAGAGCGTATTGTTATGTGTGTTAATGATAAGGTATATGAGTTTGCTAGTACTGATACAACGCTGCCTACTGCAGTCTATGAACACAATGATCCAGACCACGTATTTACTAGCATAACTTCAAGCGGCGCTGCTATCTACATATCAGGCTACAGCGGTATTCAATCTAACATCTATAAGTTTACGCTGACAGGTACAGGTAATATGCCTACGCTGACCAGTGCTATCACTGCAGCAGAACTACCAGTGGGTGAGATTGTATTTAAGATCTCTTACTATCTTGGTAATATGGCTATTGGTACTAACCAAGGTATGCGTATGGCTGATGCAAGTCAGCTCGATGGTTCGATTACCTACGGTGCTTTAATCTTTGAATCAGATCAACCAGTCTACGACTTTGCTTTCCGCGATAGATACATCTGGGCTGCCTCTGGTGTTGATGGTCAGGTTGGTGTAACTCGCATAGATATGGGTCAACCACTAGGTAACCTTCAATTCCCTTATGCCTGGGACTTGTATAACCCAGCAGATACATTAACCCATTACACAACAGCTTGTGCTTTTCTTGGAGATACCAATCGCCTAGCATTTTGTAATGCTGGCAATGGTGCTGATGGTGCTATCTATATCGAATCAGCATCTACTTTAATTGCAGAAGGAACTATTCGTACAGGTTATGTGCGATACAACACACTAGAACTTAAGATCTTTAAGTTAATGCAAGCTCGTGTAGATACCACTAATGGTGGTCTTTATATTGATTCGATTGACTATGCAGATAACTTCTTCCGCATCGGTACCTTTGCTCAAGAATCTAATGTGCCAGAGGTTAACATCAACTATCCGCAAGCATCTCAAGAATACCTTGGCTTCCAGTTTACATTGACTCGTTCTGAATCAGATGCAACTAAGGGTCCACTGTTTACTGGCTATCAGATTAAGGCACTGCCTGCTATCCCACGTCAACGACTTATCCAATATCCATTGTCTTGTTTTGACCACGAATCAGATCACTTCGGTGTTGAGGTTGGCTTTGAAGGTTCTGCCTATGATCGTATGGCTCAACTTGAATCTGTTGAGAATATAGGTGACACCATCCGTGTCGAGGACTTTAGAACTGGTGAGTCTTACATTGGACTCATCGAAGAGCTTGACTTCATCAATAAGACACCATCAGATAAGCGCTTTACCGGATACGGTGGAGTGCTCTTAGTGACAATAAGAACCGTCTGATGGGAGCGCGAGGATACCAACCCAGAGGCAGGACTTGCTCTATTGAGTCTTGTAATAAACCTCATAAGGGTCTTGGCTATTGCACTGGACATTTGCAGAGATTAAGAATCACTGGTGATTTACAAGTAGAAAAACCTTTAGATCCTGCCTATGAACCTAAACAAAACTCTTACGGATATATGGTTTACAAGAAGAATAACAAAACAGTAAAAGTACATAGAGAAGTAATGGAAGAACACTTAGGTAGACCATTACTATCGCACGAATCAGTACATCATAAAAACGGAGATCGGGCAGACAATCGAATTGAGAACCTTGAACTCTGGTCAACCAGTCAACCATACGGGCAACGAGTAGAAGATAAAGTCAAGTGGGCTTTAGAGATACTTGAAACCTACCAAACCATTAGGACGGTCTAATGCAGGCACAAGACTACGCAACAGTAGCTGTTGCAGTAATGACAATTGTCGGTGGCTTTGTTGGCGCAGTTCGTTGGCTAGTAAAGCATTACCTCAATGAACTTAAAC